TGCAAATTCAGGCCTGCTTGATCTATTACTGAATTCATTCCAAACCGTGGCAGGATTCTTGCTAGACTACATCGTTCCAACTTTCCAGATATTTGCAGGCATTGTAACTGAAGTAGGAAACTATCTACTATCATTCTTCCAACCAATACTGGATACTATCACTGGGCTTATTAGAGACTATGTTTATCCTGCATTCCTATACCTAGCAGCATTTGTGTTGACCGACGTCGTTCCGATACTACAGATGCTCGGAGGAATAATAGTGGATTATGTTCTGCCGGTATTCCAATTCCTTGGAGGAATAATCATGGATTACGTTCTGCCGGTATTTACAAGCCTGGCTGGATTTGTGATGGATAATCTGTTGCCAATAATAGCAGGAGTAGCAACTGCAATGGCTGCTTATAAGATTGCAATATTTGCACAAAAGGTAGCAGCATATGCACAAACGGCAGCGGCATGGCTTTCAGCAGGAGGCCTAGGAGCCGCAGCGGCAGCGGCATGGGCATTGATATCACCTCTGTTGGTAGCAGCAGCACCGTTCATAGCAATTGGTGCGGCAGTGGCAGCGGTCATATATGGATTTAAAAAATTGTATGATGCTGGCTTTACGGTAGGCTCCGTATTTGAAACAATTGGCGATTTCCTATATCGATATTTCATGATGCCTATCAAGGAACTATTCTATAATATTCAGAGTTCTCTTCCTGGTTGGTTGGGCGGTCTGAGTGACGAGGAAGCAAAAGTTAAGAGAGAACAACTTGATGCAGAATACAAGGATCTGGATGATAGAGCTACGGCAAGAAAATTAAAGAGAGAAGAGATTAAAAAAGAAAGAGGAACTGAGGAAAAACTTGACTCAGAAGGCAACGAGCTCAGCGCAAGACAGCACAAGATGCAGGAACTTGATCTTAAATTCCAAGGTCAGATGAATGATTTTAAAGAGGGTGCTGCCTTAAAATACAATCGAGTAAACGCAAAAGAACAGATTGCACTAGATGGCAAGGCAAAACTAGCCAAAAAGACCACGGACCTAACCAACGATGCCTTGGCAAATTTACCAAAAGAGAAGGATTTCATGAATTCGATGACCTTGCTCAAGCAGGAAGCGGTACAACAGAAGAGTGGGTTTGTAAAAGATAAGACTAAGGATTCTGCACCAAGCAAATTTGCCGTTGCAGCAGCAACCCAAACTGATGCAAAAAAAGCAGCAGAAGAGTATGCCGGCGGAGATACCGGAGGCGAATTTGGATCAAGTACAACCAAAACTGCCCAAACCACTTCTGAAGAGCAAAATGTTTTTGTTGAGTTAAATAATAACGTGATACAATTGGTAAGACTTACAAATCAACAATTAGCAGTCCAAAACAGAACCAAGAGTGCCATTGAAAATTTGGCAGGAGTTGGTAACCTGTTAAAGACCGTATAGGAAACTAGATGAGCTGGAAAAAATATTTTACACCCGTTAATACAGACAATCAATCGGGGTCATATAGTCCAATTAGTGGTGGTGGCCGTCCGGGTCCAGCCAAGACAAATTATTCATCCTATCTGCCAGATGTTTATGCAGGTTCACCAAACCGTATTGAAAAATACATGCAGTATGACACAATGGACATGGATTCGGAAGTCAATGCTGCACTTGATATCCTAGCAGAATTTTGCACAGGCAAGGACAAGGAAAATGCAACTCCTTTCCACATGTTCTTTAGAAATACACCAACAGGAACAGAAACAAAATTATTAAAAGAAGCACTGCAAAAATGGACAAAACAGAATCAATTAGAAAATAGAATTTTTAGAATTGTAAGGAACACATTTAAATATGGCGATTGTTTTTTCATCCGTGATCCGGAAACTAAGAAATTGCTTTACGTGGATCAAGCAAAAGTCTCCAAAATTATTGTTAACGAATCCGAAGGAAAGATTCCCGAGCAGTATGTTGTAAGAGACATTAATTTTAACTTTAAGAATTTAGTAGCAACAACACCACACGGAACTACAAACACTTCACCTAGCGGTACTTCGTCATATACAAGCGGTGGCGGCTTTGGCCGAGGCATGGTTGGTAATGCTGCACAACCGCCAGGAACAAGATTTCAAAACGCACAAAATGAAGTAACCGTTGGTGCTGAACACATCATGCACGTTTCATTGAGTGAAGGATTAGACAATAACTATCCATTTGGTAATTCATTGTTAGAAAGCGTATTCAAGGTTTACAAGCAGAAAGAATTATTGGAAGACGCCATCATCATTTATCGTATTCAGCGTGCTCCAGAAAGAAGAATTTTTTATGTGGATGTGGGTAACATGCCGGCACACATGGCCATGGGGTTCGTTGAAAAGGTCAAGAATGAAATTCAACAGAGACGAATTCCAAGTTCAACAGGAGGCGGCAATAATATAATTGATGCTTCGTACAATCCACTATCTACCAACGAAGATTACTTCTTCCCACAAACAGCGGAAGGTAGAGGATCTAAAGTTGAAACATTACCGGGTGGTACAAACCTAGGCGAAATTACAGATTTAAAATACTTTACTAATAAATTGTTCCGTGCTTTGAGAATTCCGGCATCTTATTTGCCAACTTCAATTGACGAGCAGGCTAATACGGTATCCGATGGTAAGGTTGGAACTGCATACATTCAGGAATTAAGATTTAACAAGTACTGCGAAAGATTGCAGAGTAACATTGTTGAAGCATTTGATCATGAATTTAAATTATGGTTACTTAACAATGGATATAACATTGATTCAAGTCTATTCGAACTTAAATTTAATCCGCCACAGAACTTTGCAGCATACAGGCAGGCTGAACTTGATACAACAAGAGCAAACATCTTCAATGTTGTACAACAAGTACCACATCTGTCAAAACGCTTTGCACTAAAACGTTATCTAGGATTAACACAAGAAGAAATTGCAGAAAATCAAAGATTGTGGCTTGAAGAGCAAGGCGCTAATCTACAACCGGCTACAGATGCAGCAGGTGAAATGAGAACCGCAGGTATTACTCCTGCAGGTATTGCTGCTGATGCAGCAGACCAAAGTGCAGAAGCACCAGAAGAAGTTGCCGCAACAGCGGAACAGCCAGCAGGAGACCAAGCAGGCACCGAAACGCCCGTTTAGTAATAAATACATTATGCTTCTAAGAGAGTTTTTATATTTTAATGACGACGTTAATGACTTTGCTGTAGATCGTAGATACGATAATAGCAATGATAGTTCTGTTGTCAAATTAGGCGATACTAGAAAGGTAAAGCTCACTCTCAGACAGATTAATCAACTTAGGATACAAGCCGAAGCACACGAAGCAGAACGTCAATCTGAACTGGCTTTCATAAAGCAAATGTATGGAACACCAGTTGAGCAAGAAGAATAAAAATACCCACAAGCACACGGATATAGCATTTGTTCTTGGCAATGGCAAGAGCAGACTTCGCTTGAATTGTCCTAGCCTACTAAGCATTGGAACCGTTTACGGGTGTAATGCACAATACAGAGAATTTGATCCTCACTATCTAACCGCAGTTGACGTAAAAATGGTTAACGAGTTGATTGATAGTGGATATGCACAGAAGGGAACGGTATGGACCAATCCTAATAAAGGCATTAAAAATAAGGATAAGATTAATTTTTTTAATCCTCACAAGGGATGGTCAAGCGGTCCTACGGCGCTTTGGTTTGCAGCAACTAATGGACACAAGCACATTTACATACACGGATTTGACTATCAAGGAGATAAGGGCAAGTTTAACAACGTGTATGCAGACACACACAACTATAAAAAAAGCAGTGATAGTGCTACCTTTTTTGGCAATTGGTTAAGCCAGACCGAAAAGGTTATTAAGGAGTTTGTACACACCAAATTCTATAGAGTTATAGATAGTGGAGCATTTATACCAGACAAATTAGGTCCACAATATGCCAATTTAAAGCATATTTCTTACGAAGATTTTGAAAGAACCTTCGAGGGAACTATATATCAAGATCAAATGACTCAAAAAACTACCATTTAACCCTGATTTTATAACAATTATGTAAATACATAATGAAACAGCCTTACATCAATATTAAAGGAGAATAAGATGGCCGATAAAACAACATTAGAACAAATGCTAGAGCATTTGGTAAATGATGATCAAGCAAAAGCCGAAGAGCTTTTCCACGAGTATGTGGTTGCTAAATCACGTGAAGTATACGAAAGTTTAATTGAAGAAGAGTTAAAAGATGAAGACGTTGAAGAAGCATCTGACAAAGATGAAGATGAAGCAGTAGACGAAGCATCTAAAGACGAAGATTCAGAAGAAGATAAAGTTGACGAAGCATCAGACGAAGACGATGATGATCAAGTTGACGAAGAATTTGAAGAAGTAGCCGTAGAAGGTGATGACGAAGAAGGCGAAATGGACATGGGTGGCGACGCTACTGATGATCTAGAAGCAGACGTCACAGGCGATGAAGATGGTGACAAGGAACCAGAAGAATTATTCCAGGATCTAGATTCAATCGTTGACGAGCTACAGGCTAAATTTGATGAAATCAAGGGCGGCGACGAAGAAGGTAAAGACGACGACATGGAAATGGGCGACGAAGAAGGTGAAGAAGAATCATTTGCACCTGCACCTGAAGTTGACGAACTAGCAACAATGCGCGAGTATGTTGAAAAAGTAGCAGGCGGACACGGTGCTGAGAAAAAAGGTGCTGGAGAAGGTGCTGACAACAAAAAGTCAGTTGTTGACAACATGAAAAATGATATGGGTGGAACTACTGCTAACATCGCTAAAGGCGGCGAAGCATCAGAAAAGAATGATGGTGGACTAGCAGACATTACACCTAAAGAAGAGAATGCGGGCAATGTTAACACGCCAGGTTCAAAGAATGCAACTAAAATGGACAGCACAAAAGGACACGGTGCTGAAAAAGCAGGTAGCAAAGAATCGGCAGATAACAAGCAATCAATTTTCCGTGGTCGTAGATAACAGAGGAGACTAAGGTTGAAAACTACACTAGCAGAACATCTGAGCTTCGATCAGGCTAAAATCGTCGTAGAGCGTGATGAAGGCGAGAATGGTAAAACGTTACACTTGAGTGGCATCTGTATTCAGGGTGACATTCGTAACGCTAACCAGCGCATTTATTCTTCTAAGGAAATTGATAGGGCTGTCAAGACGCTCAACGAACAGATTTCTGGGGGGTATTCAGTGCTCGGTGAAGTTGATCATCCTCAAGATTTACGTATCAACCTCGACCGTGTTAGCCACATGATTACAAAAATGTGGATGGACGGTCCTAACGGCTACGGAAAACTTAAAATGCTTCCAACTCCAATGGGTC